TTACTCACTTACTTTTTTCAAAGTAAAACAGTCAATATCCGGAGCCCAGCAAAATGAACTTCCCATACGTACCTTATTATACCCTGCTTTCAAATGCACCGGAACAGTAATCGAAGCTATTTTTTGAGTTTCATCCGCCGACAGCGAATCAAGAAGAATCCTTTTTTCATTATTCACACAGACTTCCAGCTTACGGTCTGCTTTAGGCACATAGCGGATAGTCATTTCGTATTTACCGCCTTGCTCACTGTACACCTCTTTCCATTCTGCAAAATTCTCTTTTCGCCCTCCCAGATAGCTTACCTTCATGCCTCCGGATGCTTCATGTAACGGAACATATACGATGCTTTTCGGAGTCTTTCCCAAATCATTGAAACAAGGCAGATAAGCCCATTCCGCTTCATAAACAGTCGGTTCCAACCTCTTTTCGGACTCCATACGTAAAATCAGCACACTATGGGGAGGCAATTCCCGATTCAGAACACCCCCTTTTATCTCCGGTAAATCCTGCTGTTTCATCAGGTCTCGTACCTTAACTTTTCCTCCTAATTCCAAAATATTCATCGGAACTGTAAAGTTACAAATCGTGTCCGAAGGATTGTATAAAGCAACCGCACGTACATTACCACGCTTCCGTTCTATATCTTTCACCAACACATACCCTTCATTTTCATGCTGAACTACGTATGCCTGTAATCCTAAAGGGTCTTGGTTCAAAGCTATCAATTCTTTATTTTTCAACAGTTTTAATGACGCCTCCGGAATGGTTGTCAGATCACATCCTATCAACAAAGGTGAACTCATGATGCACCACATTCCAAAATGCACCTCTTCCTCTTCAGGCTTTAGCCCCCGGCCTATTTCCAACATATCCATATCATTATAATGACCTTCTCCCGCATAGGCAGACAGATAAAGATTTTTATTGATAATATACTTTACTGATCCCCACTCCGGACGGATATCCGCACTGATTCGCCATGAACGAGCAATGTTTCTAGCCCAAGTACCCGGGAAAGCCCATCGACAGATATTAATAGAAACATGTCCGCAACCCAGATTATCTATAGCCTGACGAATCTCTGTATATCGCTTTTCCTCTTCCAAATTCAATTCCTGACCGGCTCCGCAATAATCAATTTTGATAAAATCAAATCCCCACTCTTTAAAATACAACGTGGCATCCTGAAATTCATGTCCATACAAACCGGAACCTATTCCGTTCATATCTTTATCCCAGATAGAACCACAAGTATTGCTTCCCGCATCCGAATAAATGCCGGCTTTTAATCCTAAAGAATGAATATGATCAGCCACCCCCTTCAATCCGTTCGGAAAACGTTCGGGATGTGTTTGCATCACTCCTCTTTCATCCCGCCATCCAAAAAAACCGTCATCTACATTCACATAGGAATAGCCCACTTCTTTCAACCCTTTCTGCACCATAGCATCCGCTTGTCTTATTATTAAGGTGTCATTGATATGAACCCGATAGGTATTCCATGAGCTCCACCCCATAATAGGAGATTCAAAAACTGTCGTATTTTGGGCGAATATGCCGGAACATAGACCAAAAGCTAAAGTCAAAAACAAATTTCTCATATTCATTAATTCTCATTTTTTACTTAAAGAAATCATCAAGAAGGTATATCTTATGATCCTAATGGTTAACAGGAAAATAAAATCAGTTTTATCATGTAGAGAGCAAAGATAACGAAAAACTCTTACCCCACCATATACTATCCCGGAATTTTTCGGCAGGCAGGATAGCGGCCATCATAATCCGGGAATTAGTTGAACTTTAAATATAAGCCAAACTGACAAATATCTAAAAATACTGATAGGAAAGATATAAAAGAAAGCAGGTAATTACATATGTAATTACCTGCCTAATGCGCTTTTAAGTAAAGTTATGTACTTTCTTTGGTGGTGCCACCAGGAATCGAACCGGGGACACAAGGATTTTCAGTCCTTTGCTCTACCAACTGAGCTATGGCACCAAGTCAGTGGTTAAGCACATAGGAACTTACTTCTCAGCACATTCAATAAAAAACCTTAGCTTCTCGTTTGTGGTTGCAAAGGTAGACATATTTTTTGATTCTACAAATTTTCTACAAATTTTCTGTGAAATTCTTTTTGATTTCAAAAAAATGCCTTACCTTTGCACTCGCAAAACAGAAACGGAATGTAGCGCAGTTGGTAGCGCACTACGTTCGGGACGTAGGGGTCGGGCGTTCGAGTCGCCTCATTCCGACACTGTAAAGGATAAGCCACTGAACTTCAGTGGCTTATCTCATTTTTAGCAAATCCGCCGGGACGAAATCGGGACGGGAATTATTAACCATTTGTTTCTGCTGTTAGCAAAAACAAATAAAAAAAAATGTCCAAAATCCAAGAAATCAAGAGTTACACACCACCTGTATTACATACGGGTAAAGACTGGTACATTGACTTTTACGCATTCAATCCTGTTGACGGAGTGATGAAACGGAAAAAGATCAAACTGAACTTCATCAAATCCGTTAAGGAAAGAAGGGCATACGCCAAAGGATGCATCAACAGGCTATCAGAAAAGCTCGCAACAGGATGGAATCCTTGGATTGAGCAAGAATGCGGCAACGCCTTTCTACTGTTCAAAGATGTAATAGACAAATACCGCACTTTTCTCGCCAAAATGCAAAGAGATGGGAGATACCGACAAGAAACGATCAAATCTTATAGCTCCTACCTTCGTAATATGGAAATTTTCAATGAAGAGAAAAAGGTCCCTATCACCTACATTTACCAATTTGATAAGGATTTTTGTGTCATGCTGCTTGACGAAGTGTATATAACTAGGGATAACACTGCATTTACGCGCGATAACTATCTCGGTTTTTTGAAGTCTTTTTCCACCTTCTGTCTGAACCATAACTATTTAACACAGAATCCGACAGCTGGGATCAGTAGTCTGGGAAGAAAAGGGAAAAAAAAGCTACGCAACATCCTACCGCCGGAAACACTTGCAAAAGTGAGCGACTACTTAAAGAGCCATAGCCCCTATATGTTGCTGGCAAGCTATATTCTATACTATTGTTTTATCCGACCGGCGGAAATGGTAGGATTGAGATTAAACGATATAAGTTTGAAAAAGCAAACGATATTCGTATCAGACAATATATCAAAAAATCGCAAAGATGGCACTATTACATTACCATCAAAAGTCATACATCTCATGTTGGACCTGCACATTTTCAACAATCCCGGTGAATATTATTTATTTTCTGACGGTTTTCGTCCCGGTAAGACAAAAAGATCTGAAAAAATGTTCCGGGACTGGTGGGCACATCATCTCAGAAAAGATTTAAAGCTTTCCGCCCAATATAAGTTTTATTCCTTAAAAGATACAGGTATAACGAATATGTTACGACATTATGATGTGTTAAGCGTACGTGACCAAGCTCGCCACAGCAGTATATTGATGACAGATATTTACACGCCTCATGATATACAGGAAGCCAATGATCTTATTAAAAATTATCAAGGAGATTTTTAGTAAGCAGATATCAAGCGGTTACCCGTCACGGGCCCGCTTGACATTATAAAAAAGTAAAATATGAGATTTTATTTATTATCCTCAATCTTCGCTCTGATTTGTTGAAGTAGTCTAAAAGCTCCGGCCATCTTATAGTTGCCCAAACATTGCTTAGCTTGCATGATACAGGATTCAACAGTAAGCTTCAAATCCGGTGTGAAAGCGGATTTGTCTATCTGCATTTCTTTAGGAAGTTCATCAGCATGGTTGTTAAACCATACGATCATTTCATTCAATTCCTCTTCGGAATAAGATTCTTTTTTTTCAGCCATAATACATAAGTTAATGTTAGTTCCGGCAAAGATAACAAAAAATAGCCCCGACTCATCACGAGCTGGGGCAGTTCAATTTATAAATTTAAAGTCTTATGATGAAGATTGTCTGTTGCGCCAATGCTTTACTATCAGCATAACGACAATCAAAACGGTTACACAAACACAGGCAAAACCAATTTGTTTAAGCAAAGTGGATTCTTTTTTATCCTTTACCCCTTCAGTCTTGGTTTCTTCATGTTTGGTGGAAGTGGCTTCCTTGTCAACTTTCACCTCCGTACTATCTTTGGTTGCAGTTTCCTTCCTTTTATTCTTGCTGAAATCACCTTCTACATGTCCGTCAGCCAATAACGGAGGTTTCCCAGTCAGACTGTCGGGCGGTTTTCGAGTATCATAGATACGGAAATCAATTACATAGCTGCCATTAGTGGTTATCAGCTCTCTTAAAGAAGTAGCAGACCCATGTACGATATTGACCGATTCACTGGCGCTATCTTTGCTGATTACTTCTACATCGGACTTGACAGCCTTATGCGAGCTGCCACATGATCCGAACAACAGGAACAAACACATGAAAGGAGCCAGCAATATATGCCGGCTTACCCAGTTCATAACTCTAACCAACATAGTCTACAACTTAAGAACTTGCATCCTGTTATCCCCGTCAGCCCGATAACTGACGTGCACCCAAGCGAAGTTAGACTCGTCAATCAATTGATCATAGGGCAGGTTCTTGCGGATATATTCAAATAACAGCTTGTTTTGCTGTCTGTCTCCAGTGTCAATATCAGCAGCTTCCCCCTTCATGTGCTGCGAGGTCTTACTTCCCCTAACGGCCGCATTAAGTTCCGGACAGCGATAGCCACTGTTTACTGTTATTGGCTTTCCCCACCATGTGCGTAACGGATCAAGCACATTATCTACCAAGGCAGTCAGAGCAGTCACATGCTCCTGTCTGCATCTGTTGTTGATACCCAAGCGGTCAGCAGTCGTTGACTTGCAGAGTTCCGCAATCGTAAAAAACTTCATTTCTTATCCTCCTTTTTGTTTTTTCATAAAAAGAATATAGCTATATTTGCACAAAAACATAGCATGTTTTTTTCATGTAATAGAACTGAGTTTACCGGTCTGGCGAGGCCGGTTTTTCATTATTCCTACTGATTGCCCCCTGTCCCTCATCAAACAGTATCTGAGCCACCATCCTGGCAATATCATCCTTGTTCTCGATGATCACACTCATTGTCTTTTCTGCTTTGCGCAACTCCGCTTTCTCCCATGATTTTTCACGAACTGATTTAAACTCACAGAAAATGCAGTAACCCGTCCAAATCATTGAAAAAACAGGAAAGGGGATAACCACACAGCATAACAGATCAATGAAGCACAACTCTATAAATGGAGTGAAATACTTCTTCGCCTTGATGGCTGTTTTCTTATACCCCGTGGATGTTCTTGCCTCCCCGCGTTGTTTGGCCTTCATTATTCCTGAGACCAGATCCACGAACATTGCGCCGATAGTGGCTGCGATACACAAGGCTATCAGTACAATGTGTATCATCATGTGCTCGTTGATAAAATTGTAAATTACGTCTTTCATTACTTTGTCTTGATTATAAAATATATTGTTCCAAAGATATGTCTATTTACTTGCGTCATTGTTGCAGAATTACTTAAATCCATTGCCACGATATGACAATAAAAAAAGAGCCCGATGACAATATTTATTGCCATCAAGCTCCTGGTTACACAGCAAAGATAGTGAAAACTATTCCATATTCAATTCATATTGAAAAAAATAATCAGGAGCAATATTTCGATTATCCGAAGAATTTAAAGAGTCACAATATTAATAGAAAACAAATAGGATTCATGAAATCTACCGGTTGTCTATAAAATCAGATGTTCTTAAGCCTTTATCGGGAAACATCTTTACTTTTTTCCTTTTCCTTTGAACATTTTTCAAGTCACGCACAATGGTGCTGGAAAGTACCTCCGAATAAATCTGTGTGGTCTTGACGGAAGTATGTCCGAGCAGCTTCTGGACTGTTGTAATCGCAACTCCCTGATGAACCAGCAGGGTGGCACAGGTATGACGGCTCACATGGTAGGTTATCCGTTTTTTGATACCACACAATCCGGCCAGCTTTCGAAGCTGCTTATTCACTTCCGAGTTACAGGGTAGGGATGCAAGACTACCTATATCCGGATAACGGTCAAGAATGCCCAATGCCCTGCTTTCAAACAGCAGATGCAACGGCAGACGGATTTCCACCCCTGTCTTAACGGACGTGAAGTGTAACCAACGCTTACCGTTTACCTTGATAAAGTTGGCCGGAGATAGCTGGCAGAAGTCAGAATAGCGCAATCCGGTATAACAGCAGAACAGGAAGGCATCGAGCACATGGCGCATGGATTCCTCTTCCACCTCGACCGTTTCCAGCTTCTTCAGCTCGTCCGGGGTAAGAAACTCATGTCTGCCTTTCTCCTGTTTGATTTTGTACTTTCTGAACGGATAAGCGTCGGCGTGCATATATCCCTGGTTGATTGCCTCATTGACCAAGGTACGGAGCTGTCTCATGTGCTTGGCTATCGTATTGACCGCATTGCCCTTTTCTCTCAAGTATTGCTCAAAATCACGAAGGAATGTATAGGTAAGATCCTTGAAGTCCAATCCGGAACGGAAATCATGCAGGACCGCCAGTGTCGAGTGCAGGTTGTCCTTGGTGGACTGCTTCTTGTCCGAATTGTCAATGGCTGATTTGGCGAAAGTGGAGAAGCTGATATTCACGGCACTTTTCTTCTTGACAGCATCCTTCAGTAGTGAGAGTGTGGCAGGTATTCCGCGCTTCCAATACCCCAACTCTATGCCTTGCAGATACAGGATGTATTCATAGAGCATTGCGTTGAGTTCGTTAGATTGGGGGTGGTTAATGACTTGTGCCCCCTCACGGCTCCAGCACTCCGGTTTGAGGTACACGTTTGTCTTCAGATAGATTTTTCTTTGGTTTAAATAAGCTTCAACCTGTACAAGAGCCGTGCCCTGCCTGTTTAGCGTGTTCTGGCGGTTATATACAAGACGGTATCTGATTTTATCCATTTTTCCGCAAAGGTGCGAAAAGATTAATGGAAGAAAGGTATCAATGTGGAACATTTCCACATCATCCCACACTATATGAGGATTTTTTCCATTTCACATATAATTAGCAGAATATTAACCAACTGATAATCAGATTAATTATTCTTTTGGCATAAAAATTGTCCTATCATTATCGTAAAACAATAACCATTAAAAATATAAGATTATGAAAAAATTTTTTGTTGCAGTAGCATTGGTAATGGGATTAGGAACAACAGTGGCATTTGCCGAAAATTTGACCTCAGGTGTTGAAACAGTCATGGCAGTAAATGACTTCACCCCTATTGAAGTGAAAGACCTTCCGGCAGCGGTAACGGAAGCAATCGCCAAAAATTTTGCGGAATCAACCGTTAAGGAAGCAGCGGTAGAAGCGGCAGAGGATGGCAGTAAGACCTATCAGGTTGTTCTGACAGACAAGGAAGGAACTGAAAGTACGGTGTTCTTCAATGAAAAAGGTGAAATACTGAAATAATATATTTTGCGTCTCTTTGAATAAAGAACATAAAAAAGGCGGGATTCACCAATCCTGCCTTTTTCAATACAAACTGCTTTGCTAGCAAGATGCCTTACAACATCCAAGCTTAATGAATCAAAAAATAAAAACACATTCAGTTATTTGTGATAGCAAAGTTATAACAAATATTTTAAAGAAAAATCTTATGCATAAAAAATGCACAGAATAAACTATATACAGACCAACATACAACATATTTGTAATATAGGGCCATTGGTATTCTGAGAAAACAAAAGAAAGGCGCACGACTGGCAGAAAACCCCAAAGGATATGTTATTGGGGCTATCTAATACTTGGAGTAATTGGCAAACCGTTTCTTTGACATGATTTTCTTAAAAATTGAGAGCTGGAAAAACAATCTAGATTTACCATCCGACGCAATCGAAATTCCTATATCTTGACAAGAATTTAGCAATATTTGAGAGCTGGAAGAACTGATGCCGATTGCTAATTTAGGAAGTAAAGGGCTCTTGAGAAAAGGCGTTCTTTCTCCTATATTGGTTTGCAATAAAGACTCCGTTCAAGAAGTATGTGTCGTTCGCCTAGCGAGTTCATCTAACGCCTATATCGGTATGATATTGTATGTATATTGGGGTGGTTCTACAGGTCTGTTCTTTATTAATAGTAAGACTGGTAACTCCTATATCATAAGGAAAGTCAACGGTAGTATGATTTCTGAAATAGAGTTCAAACGAAAAAATGATCATCTCTTCGTTCGGAGCAAGACAAACACAGCTTCATTTCGTGTAAGTGCTTTGTTTTTGGATACTACTGGGGTTGACCTGTCTTTATCCATGAATATAGTTGATGAGAATCTGGATGATGCTGAAAGTCTAGAAATACTATAATTCTTTAGTAACATGAGGAGCGGACGGGTGTGGACCGGCACCCATCCGTTTTATCTCATTAAAATCTAGCTTATTTTTAATACTATGTTGTCTGCATTTGTTCCCAATTAGTCCAAATCCCGTTATTAGATGATCGAACAAAAAATCTGCTCTGCAAATCTGTATAAGTCTGCCTGATGTAGCCATCTTTAACAAAAATAGTATCCAAATATCCATAATTACTTGGTGTATTTGGTTTATTATCCATTGATTGGACATGTTGGAGAAGTATATATCCAGTTTTATTAGCTTCATTAAAATCAGTAATACTATCAGATCTCTTTCTGTACCATGTATCATTTATCCCTAATAGTCCTTCCAGAAG